CCACAATCTGTATCGGTAGGTGTAGCCGTAGATAATACCGTTGGTACGGCAATTGCAAAACCAGAAGATTTATGGAATTATGCGGTAACGTCACTCACAGCTTCAAATAGCATAGGACAACGCTTAGCAAATGCCGCAACATCTGCCTCTAATGCTGCTATCGTTACAGCATTTGGATAATTGAAATAAAATTCATATAATAAAACAAAAAGGATAACAAGTTATGACTCGTAAACTGGACAAGGAACATTTAGAAGAAATTCAATCACTGCAAGAGGCATTTGCGACAAATGCAAATGTTCTAGGAAACATTGCTATAGAAACTTATGCGGCAAAACAACAGTTAAAACAATTAGATACAGAACAAGAAAAATATCTTGAAGAATTTGAACAATTACGTACTAGAGAAACTACATTAATTGATAAAATGCGCGAACGTTATGGGGAAGGGCAAATTAATATTGCTCAAGGAACCTTTACACCTGATAGCGGTTTGACACAATAACGGCATATTTATAATAAAAAAATCATAGGAGTATAAGAATGTCAGAAAGAATAGTTTCACCTGGTGTATATACACGAGAAATCGATGTATCATTTTTACCCGGTACAATTGCACAAATAGGTGCAGCAATAGTAGGACCAACACTTACCGGGCCTGCGTATATGCCAACTACCGTAACCGGTATTACAGATTTTGAATCAAAATTTGGCGGAGCAACAAATGATTCATATGTTCATTTAACAGTTAAAGATTATTTTGAAAATGGCGGTAATGTAATGACAATTACCCGTCTTTTATATGAAGATGGTTATTCGTTAACTGACGGTGCATTAGCAATTGTTGCACAGTCTGGTTCTCAAAAATATGTAACTCACATATTACATCCAACAACCCCTGTTAGTGCTACAACATATGGCTTAGCTGATTCTGTATTAAATTCAGATACGAATGGTAATTTTGAATTAAAATTGTCAGGATCATATACATCACAAACAATTCCTGGATTTTCATCGTTTAATAGCTATCCTGTAAAAGGTGTTTCAATATCAGCATCAATCGTATTATCGGATTCTGATTATATGACAAAAGTTTTTTCTACTAATCCAAAAAACCAAGATTACCCAGTATATATTCAATATACAAATCCATATACATCTACATTGTTTGGTGCTAATACAAACTTATCAGCAGTATCAATGTCATTGGAAAAGCTATCAACATATGCATTTGTTCAAGATTATAAATCTGCAGCAACCCCATGGATTACATCGCAAAAAATAGGATCAAATGCCATCAATTTATTTAAAATTCATTCATTATCTCATGGTAATGTTACAAATTTTGAATTAAAAGTTGGTATTGATAATATTAAAACATCAGTAACTGATTCAGATGGATATCCTAGATTTGATGTTGTAATTCGAAAAGTTGATAACAAAACGGTAAATGTTTTAAATACGTCACTAAGTCCCGTAACAGAAACTGACAGTCAAGCTTTAGAAGTTGCTAGATTTGCAAATTGTTCTTTAAATAAAGATTCAGCTGATTACATTGTTAAAAAAATTGGAGACAGATATCAAACAATAGATGATGATAATGTAATTTCAATATATGGAGATTATCCAAATACAAATAACTATGTACGAGTTGAAGTATCACAAGGCGTTGCAGATAAAACATATGATAAATCATTATTTCCATTTGGATTCCGTGCATTAACTTCACCAATTCCAAACGTTTCTGGAAGTGTAAATATTTCTGCAGCATCTTATTTAACAACGCAAGTTGATGGATCTGGAGTATATAATAATACAACTTATCATGGATTTGATTTTTCAGTTCAATCAAATTATAACTATCTATGTCCAATACCGACCTCAGGTTCCACCACGGCAAGTAATGTAGATTTTTATTTAGGAAACGTTTCGCAATCAGCTGCAGCAAATTTCCCATCAACATTAGCTCCATATACAAATTCATTACAAACTGCATTAACCAACGGTTTATCATTTTTCAATGATAATATTAAAATAGATACTAAAAAATTCATAATTCCAATGCAAGGTGGTTTTGATGGAACACGTCCAAACTTACCTAAGTTTTCTGGAGAAAATATTACTGCTACAAATACATTTGGTTTTGATTGTAGTAATATTTCGGCAACAGGTACAACGTCATACCAAAAAGCGTTTACATTGTTAAGTAATACAGATTATTATGATATGAACGTTTTAGTTACGCCTGGATTAATTGATAGTTTGCATGATACAGTAACGGGAGCGGCAAGAAATTTATGTAGAGACCGACAAGATGCATTCTATGTTATGGATTCAAATGCAAAAGGAGATACACTTACATCGGTAATCAATCAAGTAAGATCAATTGATAATAATTATACAGCAACATATTGGCCATGGTTAAACATTAATAACCCATTAGGCGGAACAATCAATGTACCACCGTCAGTTTTAATTGCCGGCGTATTAGCACAAAACGATGCAGCAGAAGCTCCGTGGTATGCACCAGCTGGATTATCAAGAGGCGGAATTACAGCAAATAGTGCAGCAATCAATTTAACACAAGCACAACGAGATACATTGTATGAAAATCGTGTTAATCCAATTGCGTCATTTCCTAATTCAAATATCGTAGTTTGGGGTCAAAAAACACTACAAGCTACCCCAAGTGCATTAGATAGAGTTAATGTACGTAGATTGTTAATTGCAGTTAAAAAGTTTATTGCATCATCAACAAGATTTTTAGTATTTGATCAAAACACAATTGATACCAGAGAACGTTTTCTTGGAATAGTTAATCCATATTTGCAAACCGTAAAACAAAATTCAGGTTTATCTGCATTCCGAGTTGTAATGGATGAAACAAATAACACTCCGGATGTAATTGATAGAAATATTTTATATGGTCAATTATTTTTACAACCTACAAGAACAGCTGAATTCATTGTTTTAGATTTCAATATTCAGCCAACGGGTGCAGCATTTTAATAAATTGTATATTTAAACAAAATAAAGAAAGGTAGGATATCATATTCTACCTTTTTTTTATTATTGAACATATTTATATAAAACAATAAAGGAATAAATATTATGCCAACTACATACAACGGCGGCGTTGCAGATAACCAAGGATTATTTACAACTCTAGGAAATCCAGATAATAATTTTCAAAATTCAGCAAATGAATATGGACCATCAGCAGTTTCCGACTTTGGTAATACGGTAGATTTCTATGATAAAGCATTTACATGGGAACCAAAATATCAACATAAGTTTGTATTAAAGACTCAAGATCTAATTCCTGCATTTTTGATTAAAACGGCAGCTAAACCGTCAATGACTAACGGAGAAGTTGTTTTAGATCATATCAATGTCAAAAGAAAATTAAAAGGTAAAAGTGCATGGAATAGTATTGCAATCACAATATATGATGCAATTGTTCCATCGGCAGCACAAGCTGTAATGGAATGGGTACGTTTACATCATGAATCTGCTACAGGTAGAGATGGTTATTCTTCATTATACAAAAAAGATCTTATTTTGCATTCTTTATCACCATTAGGCGAAGTTATTGAAGAATGGCAAATTAAAGGTGCATATTTGCAAGAAGTTAATTTCGGTAGTTTAGATTGGTCTTCAGAAGATGTAGTAATGATTGATGCTACTTTGAATTATGATTGGGCATTATTAAGCTTCTAATAATATTTGAATGGGTGGACTAAAATTCACCCATTTTTTATGTTCGCAATATTTATAATAAAGTTATAATAAAAAAAGGAAAGTTTATGCCAATGACAGAACATTTATCTGACAAAAATTTAGTACAATTAGCAAAGCAACAATACGAATCAAGTCAAAAAAGTACAATACCTACAGTATTAGTTTCATTACCTAGTAAAGGTTTAGTATACCCTGCTTCTAGTCCATTACGTAGCGGTACGATAGAAATGCGGTATATGACTGCATATGATGAGGATATTTTAACTAATTCTTCATATATACGAGCAGGCGTTGCCATTGACAATTTATTACGAGCATTAATTGTTACTAATGTTAGTATTGATGATTTAGTTGTAGGAGATAAAGATGCAATGATTATAGCTGCTAGATTACACGGATATGGCCCAGATTATGCAGTAGTTGTAACTGAACCTAATACCAATAACAAATTGGAACGAGTTTTGAATTTACAAGATTTACAGTTTAAGCCATTTGAATTGCAATCAAATGAAAACGGAGAATTTACATTTAAAGATTCCGGCATTGATATTAAATTCAAATTTTTATGTAAACGAGAAATTGAATCATTATCTGTGGAACATGCACTATCTGATTTTTTACGAGTATCAATTAAAGAAATTAATGGCACTCGTCAACAATCAGATATAGATAATTTTGTTCGTTATCAAATGACTCCGGGGCAATCTAAAAAACTTAGAACGTATATTTCAAATAATATGCCTGGTATTAAATTAGATGCTGAGTTTCAAGGTGAAAATGGAGGCACCTTTACTGCCGGGTTTCAAATTGGACCAGACTTTTTTTGGTTTTAGTCCAAAAGATAAAATAATATTACATGAAAATCTATTTAATTTGATTTGGTTTGGCGAAGGCCGATGGAGCTGGGAAACTGTATACAATTTGCCAGTTCCTATACGAAAATTATGGATTAAAAAGGTTAATGAAATTTTAGATGCTAAACAAGCTGCGGCGCAAAAACCTGCAAAATCAACAACGCCTATAGGTAAATCTAAAACTGTTTCAAAATCTAAATAACAAATATTTATATGTATAATGACGTATCCTATTAACATATTGATTGCACGATTAAAACAAGCTCCTAGACTAGGAACAACCGGTAAAGCTGATAAAACTGCATTTACGAATACCGACACTGCAGATAGAGCTCAATTAGCAGCGGATGTTAAAGAAATTCAAAAAAATGTAGATGGGTTAGTTACTAATTTAGGCATGTATGCAGACGTTGTTAATAAACTTAATACTGAGAATCTTTCACTACAAAAAGGTATATCGGTATTAACTAAAGATTTTGAAGATTATGCAGGAGCCATGGTTGATGTTGTTAAAGGTGCAACATATTTAGAACAACGAAATGCAGCTTTAAACAAAAATTTAGGTATTACGTCTAAAACGGCGGCAAAATTAGGCGAAGCGTTTGATGTGATGGGTGAAGATATAGGCGTTGCTGGATCTCAATTAAGAGTTTATGCTCAAGAATTAAATAAAACATTGCCAGGAATGTCTGGATTTCTCGCTGGAACAAATAAAGCCAAAATGTTTAATGAAAAATTTTCAAAATCATTATTAGGAGCAACAAATTTATTACGAGAACATACAGGATTGACCGAAGAACAAACACAAAAATATCTATTATACGCTGCATCTCAAGGAAAAAGTGCTTTAGAAACCATGACAGCAACTCAAAAATGGGCTGAAGAATTTGAAAGTGCTACAGGAATGACTGGTGTTTACACGATGGCACTAGAAGAAATTTCAAATCTAAGTGAAGATGTTGCAATGACATACCGAAAATATCCTGGAATGTTAGAAAAATCTGTTGTTAAAGCAAAACTATTAGGAACATCGTTTGAGAAAATTGAAAACATGGCAACTAACATGTTGAACATTGAACAGTCTGTTGGCCAAGAATTAGAATATCAATTATTAAGTGGTAAACGATTAGTTAATCAACAAGGCGAAAGTATTACCGAAAATCTACGTATAGCAAAATTATCAGGAAATAGTGCTGATCAAGTAAAGGCAATGAATGATTTATTAACCACACAAGGCGATGTCTTAGATGGAAATAATCATTATGCAAAAGAACAACTTGCTCAGTTAACCGGATACACCGTAGAAGAAATGGCACGTATGCGCCAAACTCGTGCAATGCTCAAAGAAGCTAAAATGAGTGATGAAGATATCAATGGTATCTTATCTTTAGAAGGAGATGCATATCAAAAGAAAATGGCTGAGTTAGCTAAAACCAATCCAGAGGTTGCAGGACTTATAACAACACTTAAAGAAACAACTTCTAAACAGACTACCGATCAACTTTTAGGAGAAATTTTAACATTGCAACGCGATAAGGGTATTAGAGTAATGCTTGGCGGCAAAAGCCAAGAAGATTTAATTACGGGAGCTCGAACGGATGTAATAGGTCAAGGAACAACCTTTGGTACAGGAGGAGCAATTCCTGAAATGACATCTTGGGGACAACAATTCCAAAAGCCAGAAATAGCTAAAATGATAGGAATTCTGCAAACTGAAGGAGAATTATTAACTGCAACAAAAGGGCCATTAAATGCATTTATTGATAAATTACCAATGGGTAATGCAGCTTTAGGTAAGTTTAATACAACACTACAAACCCTAATTGACACCGCATATGGTACTGGTAAAAAAGCTTCAAACGATGCATCAACGCCGGGCGGAGTAATAACAGGTACTACTCCAACAGGAACAACTGTTCCAGATGGAATCGTAGTAAATGACGGTTTAATTAAATTCCATCCTGCCGATAAATTTGCAGCTATACCACAAGGGGCAGCATTATTAGCAAGTACAAGCACCGGAGCATTAGAAGGATCTGTAGATAAAATTATGGGCAAAGGAAACGGAACAGCCGTTGTTGAC